CCGGTTCGACTAGCTCTATTAACCCTTTTTATACAGCCCGCCTAGAGCGGGCTTTTTTTTGCCCGTTGCCAGCCTATGCGATTGGGCGCATACTGTTTGCTCTTTAATTGCGAGGTTCGATATGAAAAAAATTATGTTCAAAGGAAAAACCGTAGGCATTTCCGCCGCCCACGAACGGTTACTTAGGATACTACAAGGCAGTGGCTACGCCGCGAAAAAAGAAGCTTTCGTTGAAGGTAGCTCGATTCGCTATCAAAACACGATCATTCCGAAAGACCGGCCCAGCTTGGAGTTGCTAGGGGTTCGCGAAGTCAAAAAACAAAACCCGACTACTCGACGGGAAAAGGATTTTTTCAAGAAAAATAATCGCGTGTTGTCTGGGATTTTTGGAAACAAAAGACGGGTGGACGCGCTGATATCCTTGCTCGATAGGGGGGTCAGCTAATGTCGACTCGATACCATGTGGATAACGGGCCGGAGCGAGTTCTAGCCCGGGTCGATTGCCCGGACTGCTTCGCCTCGAACAGTTACGTGATAAAAGAAAATGACGTCTGGCACTTCGAGTCCTGCGATCGGTGCGGATACGGCGACCCGGAGAATGACGAGCTACTCGACGATGTGAGTTAACTCGACTCCTGGTCAACTCGAACGGGGGGCCAATTGGCCCCCTTTTTTTGCCTATTGCCAGGTCTATAGGATAAGGCGCATACTTGAGACTTCACTTATAGCGAGGGTTTGAAATTGGAAGTCAAAAACACACAAAGGGAGGTCATAAAAACTAAGTATTTAGGTGCTACGACTCATCGAGGCGTGCGGATCAAGGCGGTATGTTCTTCGGGGCTAGCGGTAACCGTTGGCTATGACTATGAGTTAGACGACCGGAAAAACCACGACGCCGCCGCGAAAAAACTAGCGACTAACTTGGGGTGGGAGGAAAGCGGGCAATTAGTGGGCGGGCGTTTTAGTAGTGACGACTGCTACTACGTTTCGACACTTCCGAACGGCTAACCCTGACTCCAGGACTAACTAACCGGGCCGCCTTTGGGCGGCCTTTTTTTTGCCTATTGCCAGGGCTATGCGATTAGGCGCATACTTGTTGCTCACTTATTTATTCACGGAAAAAACAATGGAAGAAACAGTTACATCGATCCAGCCCCTTAGCGATCAAGAAAAAAAACGCCAGGCACTTGTCACCGCGTTAGTCGATTTCATAGCTGACGCGGTCAATACTCATCACATAGCTTTGCGCGACGAGTTGCGGGAGACATTGCGCGACGAGTTGACCTATGAAATAGGCCGGGAATTGCGTAATGAGGTTTCCGACAACGTTTATCAAATGTTCAAGGCGGGAGACTTTAAAAGTCACATAGATGACGCCGTCCGAGACGTTCTAAAATCCGGCATGATCCGGGATCAAGTAACCGACATGATCCGCGACGGAGATATCTCTGTAGATGTAGACGTCGATGCCTCTTTAAGCGTATAGATCCTGGCCCAACCCTTTAGCCCGCTTGATCGCGGGCTTTTTTTTGTCTTTTGTTAAAAAACGGCTTTCTGTAAGCCCTTCTAAGCCATTTATAATTAGTACCCCTTACCTTGATACCCCCCAAAAACGAGTGTTTCGAGTTTGTTTTTAATTAGTGAAACAAGCCGGGCCCTGGCCCGCGCCCCGTGATCGAAACGTTTTGAACCCTTAACCGTGGTTCGTGGTCGGTTCGGTTTGAACCGTGATCGATCCTCGAGCTCGAGGAGCTCGAGGAGCTCGAGGAGCTCGAGGAGCTCGAGGAGCTCGAGGAGCTCGAGGAGCTCCAGGATCAGTTCCCGATCGATCAGTTCCGGGATCAGTTCCCGATCGATCAGTTCCGGGATCAGTTCCGGGATCAGTTCCGGGATCAGCTCCAGGATCCAGTGCCCGATCGATCAATAAAAATATCCGCGTGCCGTGCTCCGATGTTGGAAGTCAAAATTTTTAACTTCCAAAATCCGCGGCCCGTGTTTTGTGGTTAATTTTTCTCCGGGGCCCGTGGCTATCGGGGCATTTTTCTCGCGCTGAAATCTCGGCGGGTCCCCCGTATTTCGCGCAGCCTGGAGATGGTCCCTCGACCACGTCAAGGTCCAAGTTTTTCGCAAACAATCACCAATAAAAACGAATGGGTTTAACTAAAAAATATTTTTGCTATATTTGCCCTATGGTAGACACCTCCACTGACCTCGAAACGCGGAAATTGCGCCTTGAACTGCGGTTAGCGCAGATTAATCAAGTCGATCAGGCCCAAAACGGCTTTTTACCCTTTGTAAATGCTATGTGGCCGGAGTTTATTTCTGGCAGGCACCATGAAATTGTAGCCGAGAAGCTTGAAAAGATAGCCAATGGCGAACTCAAACGCCTGATTATCAATATGCCCCCGCGTCATACCAAGTCTGAATTCGCGAGTTACTTGTTTCCTGCATGGATGATTGGCAGGAATCCGGCGATGAAAATTATTCAAGCTACGCACACCACGGAACTTGCAGTAAATTTCGGTCGAAAAGTCAAAAACCTCCTGGAAACGGAGGAATATCAAAGTGTTTTTGATAATTGCGAGTTATCCGCAGACAGTAAGGCGTCCGGACGGTGGGACACGAAGCGTGGAGGAATGTACTACGCCGTGGGTGTCGGCTCAAACCTCGCGGGCCGTGGTGGAGATTTAATTATTATTGACGATCCGCACTCGGAGCAGACGGCTATGTCTGCGAGTGGTTTCGAAAATGCGTGGGAATGGTACACGGCGGGTCCCCGACAACGTCTTCAGCCTGGTGGCGCTATTGTTTTGGTACAAACGCGCTGGTCCGAGAAGGATATGACCGGTCAATTAGTCCGTTCTATGGCTAAAGATCCGATGGCAGACCAGTGGGAAGTGGTTGAATTGCCTGCTATTTTACCGTCTGGCGAACCGTGCTGGCCGCAATATTGGAGTCGGGACGAGTTAGAGCGGGTAAAGGCGTCGGTTCCGGCGTACCAATGGAACGCGCAGTATCAGCAGGACCCTACGGCAGAAGAACTGTCTATTTTGAAGCGCGAATGGTGGAAGAAGTGGGAAAAAGATGAGGTACCGGAGCTTCAATATATTATTCAGAGTTACGATACGGCGTATTCGAAGCGCGAAACGGCGGATTATAGTGCGATTACGACGTGGGGTGTGTTTCATCCGGAGGAAATTGGGGGACCCCCCAGTTTAATTTTGCTGGATGCGAAGAAGGGACGTTGGGATTTTCCGGAATTAAAGGATGTCGCGTACGAACAGTATCGTTTTTGGGAGCCGGAAACCGTGATTGTGGAAGCGAAGGCGTCGGGTTTACCGCTCACGCACGAATTACGTCAGATGGGAATTCCGGTAGTAAACTTCACGCCTAGTAAGGGAAATGATAAGCTGGCACGGGTACACTCTATTTCGCCTCTTTTTGAGGCTGGAATGGTCTGGGCACCGGACGAAACTTGGGCGGAGGAAGTGATTGAGGAATGTGCGGCATTTCCGAATGGTCAGTACGACGATTTGGTGGATAGCACCACACAGGCACTGATGCGTTATCGCCAAGGTAATTTTGTAAATATTCCTACCGACGATTGGGAAGACGATTCGTCAGAAACACCGGTTCGCATAGGAGCGTATTATGGCTAGAGGCATTTTGGGTGCGTCCGTTTTTCGCGGCCCACGGGCCAGACAACAGGGCTTGCCGTTATCGCGGTCGTACCAGGCGGGCGGAGCGGTCGATCCGTTGCTGGATGAAAACCAATCGGTCATGGACGTAGGCGCCGGAGCACAAGTAGGTACTGGAGCACAAGTAGGGAGTCAAAACGTTTCCAGCGGTGCGGGATTTGGCACCAGCGTAGTGGAAGACCCGTATGCGTCGATCAGTGGTCGGATTCGCTCTGAAGCCGGTCGCCGGGATGTACCGGATAATTTTTTAGACGTGTACGCCGACGCGGGTTATCGCAAAAGACAAGGGCTAGAGCGGTTTTTAATGTCCCGCGAGTACAGGCCGGACGCGTTCGCGCAACCGGGACGGGTACCGTTCGAGGAAGCGCAGGCGACGATGGCTGATCCTATTACGGTGGCCCAAGAACCGTCAGTCGCAGATGGAGCGCCTTCACAGGAACCAGCGGGCGGAACCGGGGCAGGCATTCCCCCCAACATCCTTGTTGAAGCGCGTCGCCGGGATGTACCGGATACTTTTTTAGAATCCTATGCGAACGCCGGATATGTTGATCGAGGACGGTTAGAGCGGTTTTTAATGTCTCGCGAATACAAGCCGGACGCGTTTCCGCGACCCCGTAGGGTGCCCTTTGAAGAAACGTCGTTTTATCGACCACCTGTGCAAGACGAAGTATTGCCTGGAGAACAAGTGGCGCAGCAGCAAGAGGATTCAGACGCGGGTACGACGGATACCACTACGACGACGGATACGACTCAAACGGATACCGGAACGACGGATACGACTCAAACGGATACCGGAACGACGGATACGACTCAAACGGATACCGGAACGACGGATACGACTCAAACGGATACCACAATTACTACAAGCGAGGAGCCTCTTGCTTCACCGGATGAAATAGCGCAGGCGGAGCAGGATGCAGCAGACGCTGAAACGGCGGATGTCATTTTGGTAGGTTCCACAGATACAGCAGACCGACGTTTAGAAGATCAAGACACTATACAGAGCGATCAGGAAACCAGAGATGATGTCGCCGAAGAAACGGCGGATGTCATTTTGGACGAGTCGCGAGATATTGCTGACGACGCCACGGTTAGCGAAGAAACGGCGGATATCGTTCGAGCTGGGGAAGTGGTAGAAGACACTCTCCAACAAGAAGCACGGGACGCGGAATCTTTAGAACCGGATTTTGTACCGGAAACGTTAGCGGATTCAGCCGCTTGGTTACAAGGGACTCCGGGGTTTCGGACGTTCAACCAGCCGAATTTTGACCTTCGGGCGTTTTTAGAAGCCGGGGCCAACGCCCCACGGCGCGACATCGACATACCGGAAACGCTGTATCCTTGGCAGGAATACACGGACGCGGAACGGGAAGCTGGTTACACCATTCCGGTATTTCAGCCGATGGCGACCGGGGAATTCCAAGCACGAGGAGGTGCTCCTATCGGTGCAGGAACTCCGCGTACTTCGGAGGAGGAAGACGATCTTATACAGTCTGGATACGGAACTCCCGGTCAACAGTGGACTGATGAAGAAACAGGAGAAGTATACGAAACAGATACAGGATACTTTAACGAACAGGGGGTCTTTATACCGTCTGTAGCAGTACGGTCAGACACTACGGCAGAGGATTGGACATGTGCGGACGGGTCTACTCCCTATATTACTAATGAAGGAACGTGGATGTGTAAGGCTACGGATACGACTTATGTGCCTACGCCCGCTACTCCCAAACAATCCGCCGCGCACGGCGGACCTATCAATGCGGGCATTGGAAATTTAATGTCTCGCCAACGGCAGTATGATTATCCGGACGGCACTCAGATGGTCGAAAAAGTGTCACAAGGTCGTATTCCTTTCGGTCGCCGTTAATGCTTAATTTAGTTCCGCTTAATGCACGAGCTTTTGAAGGTCTAGCATCTTTAGCTCCGCTTAATGCACGAGCTTTTTTTAAAAATCTTACGCGGGATAGCGGCGACACTAGCAGTCTTATTACACCGGAAGACCTCAGTCCAGAAGAGATTGAATTTATATATCAGGCTATAGCGGAGCAAGATAAAGAAAATCTTGAAGTAGAGGAGCGTCTTAGGCCGGAGCTATCCAGCTTAATACCTAGACTAGAAGAAGGGATCTCGAAACCTTCCTCACCTCAAGGTAATGCTCTAAGAAATAAAGAGGGTATTGGCTGGTATAGGACGGAAGAAAGCGACCCAGAAGGTAAGGAGGTAATAGGGGAGATTGTTAGAGGAGGTCGTGGCAAACCAACCGTTACTTCGTACGGGGTGAAAAATCCATACGATAACGAAACCTTTTCAAAGAATGTTCAGATAAGGCTGGATAAGGCTAAAAGACAGTTAGATTCTTTTGATAAAACTAGAAATAAAACCTCTGTGCGATTTTACGACAGACAAGGTGGTGAGGATGATTCAGCCTCTGGGCCTGGTTTTATAAACACGGTGATAAAGTCTTTCACGTCGCCCGCATACAACATAGGTACAACGCTAGGTTCGTTTAACGCCTTTAAAAATGAGGACGGTACGGTAACTATTAAAGACCGATATAATTGGACGGGTCAAAAGGATGATCCCGAAGGGGGGTTGAACCTATCCCTTTCGGACTTTATAGACACACTAAAAAAAATTCCGCCGATGTTACATAAACCAGAAGCCCTTGGTAACGCATTCATGCGAATTTTTGCTACACACAAAAGCAGCCCTGTTGAGTTTACGTTGCCGCCTAGACAAGCAACCGGAATGCCGGAAGAAGAGCGAACCTTTCGAAACGGCGGAATGGTACATCCCGGCATTAACGCACTGACGGTCGATCAGGGGGTTCCGGTAAACGGTATCGCTTCGTTTAGGCCCAGCGTATAGTTAAACGGATAAAGGGAGCGAATTTATGGCAGAAAATGACAATCCCATAGGGTCTTTAATGGATACGGCCATTGATTTGGGCCCTAATGAAGAAATTTTAGAAGATATAGAAATCGAGGCGTTAGCTAACGGTTTAGATTTCGAACGTCCGCCCGTAGAGGGAATTGAGATTATTGAAGAAGAGGACGGCGGGGTGGTTTTGGACTTCGATCCGCGTCCCGAAGCCTCTGGAGATTTTTACGCGAACCTGGCGGAAGAACTGGACGACCGCGAGTTAGGTGCGATAGCCAGCGAATTGTCGGGCGAATACGAATCGAATAAAGCATCGCGGCACGATTGGGAAGAAGCCTATTCCAAGGGCTTGGAATTATTGGGGTTCACGTACGAAGATCGTACGGAACCGTTTCGCGGAGCCACAGGCGTCACGCATCCTTTGCTGGCTGAAGCGGCGGTACAGTTTCAAGCGCAAGCGTTCAATGAAATGCTGCCCCCGAGCGGCCCGGTACGGACCACGATTCTCGGCGCACGGACCAATGCCAAAGAAGAGCAATCGGAACGCGTTCGCGAGTTTATGAATTACTACATGATGAACGTCATGGAAGAGTACACCCCGGAATTCGACCAGATGTTGTTTTATCTGCCGTTAGCGGGTTCGACGTTTAAAAAAGTGTACTACGACGAGAGTTTAGGTCGAGCGGTCAGCAAGTTTGTACCGGCGCAGAATCTGGTAGTGCCTTATGAGGCGAACGACTTAGAGACGTGTCCGAACATTACGCAAGTATTGCGTATGTCTTTGAACGATTTACGAAAAAAACAGGTATCGGGATTTTATAGGGACATTCCGGTACTGCCGTCACAAGTGGACGAGGATGGTGTATCCAGTGAAATGGACCGTATTGACGGTACGGAGCCATCCAATATCGATTACGACTGTACGGTTTTGGAGTGTCACGTAGATTTAGATCTACCGGGATACGAAGAAACAGACGAAAGTGGGGAAGAAACGGGCATTCGGGTGCCCTACATTGTCACTATTAGTGAGGATAATGGTCAGGTTCTGTCGATTCGACGGAACTACCGCGAAGACGATGAACTAAAACAAAAAATACAGTACTTCGTGCATTACAAGTTTTTACCGGGTTTTGGGTTTTATGGTCTGGGTTTGATCCATACCATTGGTGGATTATCTCGTACTGCGACAGCGGCGTTACGTCAGTTGATCGATGCGGGTACGTTGTCCAATCTGCCTTCGGGATTCAAGGCCCGTGGCCTGCGGATCAGGGACGCTGACAATCCTTTGCAGCCGGGAGAATTCAGAGACGTAGATGCACCGCGCGGTGCTATACGAGACAGCTTAATGCCTCTGCCGTTCAAAGGACCGGACACGACTTTAATGCAGTTATTAGGGTTTGTGGTAGAAGCCGGTCAGCGGTTCGCTACGATCACCGATTTGAAAGTAGGCGATGGTAATCAAGGCGCAGCCGTGGGTACGACGATTGCGATGTTGGAGCAAGGAACGCGGGTAATGAGCGCCGTGCATAAACGGATGCACTTTGCGATGCGTATCGAGTTTCGGCTCCTTGCCCGGATTATGGGCGAATCCTTGCCGCCGGAATACCCGTATGAAGTAGCGGACGCAGATCGTTCGATCAAGGCAAAAGATTTTGATGGCCGCGTAGACATTGTGCCGGTATCCAACCCGAATGCGTTTTCGCAATCACAACGGATAGCGGTCGCGCAGACAGAAATGCAATTAGCTATGCAAGCGCCGGAAATACATAACGTACCGGAAGTATTTCGACGTATGTACGAAGCGTTGGGTGTACGGGACATCGATAAGATTTTGCAGCCACAGGAACCGGATAGCCCTCTACCTATTGATCCGGCTCAAGAAAATATCAACGCTATGGAAGGCTTACCGTTAACGGCGTTTTTAGGGCAGAACCATCAAGCACACATTATGGCGCATATGGTGGCGGGAATGTCCCCGTTGATGCAGTCTTTGCCAAAAGCATCGATAGAGCTGCAAAAGCACACAATGGAGCACGTACGAAAAGAAGCGGAAGAGCAAGCGCAGGCTATGTTCCAGCAGCAGAATCCGGGTGTGGAAATAGGCAATCCGGAAGAGAACGTACAGCTACAAGCAATGCAGGCTCAATTCATCGCGCAAGGTATGCAACAGTTGCAGCAACAGGGTAGAGCCATGTCAGGAGAAGGCGAAGAAGATCAGCAGCCTGATCCGTTACTGGCATTGAAAGGACAAGAGTTGCAGATCAAGCAACAGAAGGTGCAGGGCGATCTGGCTATAGACCAGGAGGAACTCGCACTCGATCAGGAACGTGAAGCGCGGAAAGCTACTGAATTTCAGCAGCGTTTGGCAAGTCAGGAACGACAAACCGCAGCGCGTATTGATGCGGCGGAAGACCGGGAACTGACCAAGACCCAAGCGGCACGAGAAAGAGAATTAATGAGACTGAGGAACCAAACATGAGTGGAAAGGTAAAAATATACGGTGCTCCTAGCGCGGAGCCGCCTAAACCTGTAGCTAAAGCGGTTTTCAAGGATCAGGGCAGTATTCCATACCCGAATCCAAAAACCATAAAAACGCCTAAAGCCGATAAAGCCACCGTTACTACAGGTACGGCGCGTGGTATGGGCGCGGCGTTGCGCGGCGGTAAGTTTCGAATCGCTTAATGCCTTATGGAAGAAGGGCTGGAAGCGTTAGTTGAAATCAAATCGCATCAACGCGAGTGTACGATTCGTTACGAAAACATTGAAAAGCGTCTGGACGAAGGCTCGGCTAAATTTAAAAGGCTGGAATTGCTTTTGTGGGGTGTCTACCCGTTTATGGTGGGAACTATTGTTTTGGCGAAATTGCTATGAGCGAAGCGGTTACTAAAAAGAAAATTGAGCTGGAAGTAGAGGTTGGTACTACTTCGGTAGAGCGTGGGGTCAACCCCTATCAAAAATGGATACACCTCGCACGAGCTATTGATTCCTGGCGTATTTTTCCTAGAGTGTTTATTACCACCTATATCGTTTTGTTGTACAAGGTGGTGGTGTGGTACATGGAATTGGGTCAGCCTTCCTTGGAGCAAAGTGGTTTAGTATCGGTGGTCGTCGGAGCGGGTGCGGCTTGGTTTGGCTTGTATGCAGGAACCAGTAACGCATCGAAGTCGTTTAAAGGCGAAACGGGTGAATGAAGCTTTTGGTCTAATTAAAGACTTGGGGTTTCCCATAGCCGCCGCTTTGATCGGCGGTTTTTTTATGTTTACGACCATTAAATATATTTTAGGCAGTGTCGTCGGTCAGGTGCTGGGAATTCACGGAATTATTATGAGTCTCGATAATCGGGTAAAAACCATGAATCACGACATGATTCGCATGGATGCGACGATGTGTTCCGTTCTAGGCATACGGCCTGATTTGGACCGGATCGCACGGGCGAATGGAAAAGAAGATGCGCGAAGAGACTAATGGATATAGGGCAACTGATATCAGACTTCGGTTTCCCGGTTGTCGCTACCGTGGGCCTTTTGTATACCATCTATTACATCTGGCAATACATAACCAACAATATTAGCCAAAAACTGTCTGAGGCGAACGTCACTCTTATTGCACTCATTGATAGGATTCGGATGTTGGATAACGATATTATTCGTTTGCAGCAGAAGTTAGACACCGTGATCGAGCTACGTGAAGCGGAGCAACGGGATGGCAAAACAAGCGATTAAATATGTGGTGTTGGGCGGCGTTTTGGTTTTAGGTCAAAGCGTGTGTTCCAGTGAGTTGGTCTACCGCTTCAACAGCCCCAGTTTTAATGGGATTAACCAATCCGCACACTACTTGACCATCGACGAACAGGAACGCACACGCGCTGACGATCTGGCCAGTGAAATTCAAGAGAAGCTCGATGAGGCAGAACGAGAGGCAGACAACACCGTACTATCCAAGTTTATTCGAAACTTGGAATCGCGTATTTACTCGACCTTAGCGAAAGATCTAAGTGAATCTTTGTTTAACTATGACGGTATTCCAACCTCCGAGAATCCCATTACAGGAGAGATTAACTTAGAAGGGAATATCCTGAGATGGGTGAATGATGGAACAACGATTACACTCACTATCGAAGAATGGTTTGATGGTGTCATGATTTCTACAACAGAAATTGTCATTCCCGTAGGCAACTTTGGTGGTTGCTGGGCCGAGTGCGATGCGCCGTGAAATTGTGTTGGTATGCCTTTTGTTTTTGGGGGGATGCGCCGCATTTACCGGCGTACAAAAGACACTGGAATTTGAACGACAGGGACCAGAAATTGTTCCTAGTGCCGCCCACCAGTTACTAAATTTACCTCCTCCTAAGACGAAAGCGGTAGTAGCCGTTTATGAGTTTTTAGATAAGACGGGACAACGCAAGGCGTTAGACAATATCGCGAGTTTCTCTACGGCAGTGACGCAAGGTGGAATCGATATCTTAATCGAAGCGTTACGGGACGCAGGCCGTGGTAATTGGTTTGCGGTGGTAGAACGCTCTGGGTTAGATGGGCTGACCAGAGAACGTCAGCTCATAAAGAACACGAGAGATATGTACGAGGGGGAAGGAGCTAACAGACTCAAGCCTTTACTGTACGCGGGCATTATTATTGAAGGCGGTATTGTCGGATACGACACCAACCTTAGAACCGGGGGTTCCGGAGCCAGAACATTGGGTATTGGAACACGTCATCAGTACAGAGAAGACAAAGTTACTGTTGTTTTACGCGCAGTTTTGGTACAAACAGGGGAAGTATTGCTGAACGCGACGGCGACCAAAACAATTCTGAGTACCGGGGGTGGTACAGATTTTTTTCGGTTCTATGAGCTAGGGACACAACTAGTAGAAGCAGAAAGCGGCAGTACGGAAAACGAAGCGGTCAATCACGCAGTACGAGCAGCCATAGAAGCTGCGGTGTATGGGCTGGTTATCAAAGGACTCGAACAACAGGTATGGGACTTTGATTACTCAACATTGGAGGACAGCGAGGATGAAGAAGCTTCTTAGTGTATTTGTACTATGTTTCCCCATGATTTCATTGGCGGGCAATAATGACATCTATCTCACACAAACGGGTACGGGGCTAACACTTACGATAGATCAGATCGGAGCTACCAACACGATTGGTACGTCACAAGCACGGGCCATTGTAAGCGGTGCAAGTATGACGATTGACTTGGATCAGATTGGGGACAGCAACATTATTGCAGCAAGTATTTTACAAGCGGGAAGTAGTAGTTGGACTTACAAAGCTACCGGTGACTCGAATACTGCGACCTTTGCAGTGGGTGGTACGGGTGATGTAGCTGGATCGGATTTTGATTACGACGCGGCGGGTGCAAGTAATGTTTTAGTGTTCACGCAAGGGGATGCAGCAACGGCTACCACCGGTAATCAAGATTTTGATATTGATGGAACATCTAACAACGTCAATGTGAAATGTAATGTCGTAGGTTGTGTAAACAATTGGACTATTGCTGGAAACAGTAGTGATGTCGATACCACGCAAGCGGGATCAGCAG